TTGAAAGTTTGGCAAAAAGCCAGAACGAGCTATACAAGAAATTACGCAACGGGAAACATATTGTTCCAGAAGATAGCGCATATGACCTAAAATTTCTTGATGACAAGGTGGCTGAAGATGACGCTCTTCTTGACTCCTTCAAGAAGGTAGCAAGCGAGCGTGGACTGACACAGGATGATTTTGAATCCATCGTTGGTCTTGTTGCCAACAACATGCCTGAGAATACGGCCGAGGAAGAGCAATTTGATCAAACGGCGGAATTGGAAAAACTTGGCCCTGATGGACAGGCTGTAATCAATGGTCATGTGAAATGGGCGCAAGAGATGGTTCGAGAGGGTGCCTGGACAAGCGATGATTTCGAGGAGTTCAAGGTTTGGGGAGGAACCGCGAATGGTATTCGTGCCTTGACTCGGTTGCGGCAATACTATGGCGAGAAGGCTCTTCCAGTACACGCTTCTCCTGAAACTTCTGATGTGCCAACGCAGGCGGAATTTGAAAATCTAATCGCCGATCCAAAATATAATACCGATCCAGCGTTTAGACAAAAAGTCTATCAACAGCTTGAAAGGATGAATCCGAGGGATGAAGGCCACATGCCCACGCTCAGTTGATTTCTATACATCAAAAAAAGCCTGTTGACATTTCACACAGTTTTTGAAATTGTTGGGGCAACCCTACCTCGATCTTTTTTTCGAGTCGGTTGGTACGGCGGGAACCTGCCCGCAAGCCACAGCCGGAATTTGTTCCCCACCTGATTGGCGATCAAATTTAACTTGAAAAGAGGAGCTTTGAGATGGCGGTATCTCTCAGCACAAACTTTACCAAGCTCTTTGCGGCAGAGGTAAAACAGGCTTACCAATCTATCCAGAAGTTGAGCGGCAGTTGTCGCACGCGGACGGGCGTGGTGGGTAGCACTGTTCAATTCCCAAAGATTGGTAAGGCGAGTGCGACGATTCACATTCCCCAAACCGATGTCGTGCCATTGAATGTCACGCACTCCAACGCAGTTGCCACGTTAGCCGATTACAATGCATCGGAATATACATCGATTTTCGATCAACAAAAGGTCAACTATGATGAGCGTAAAGAGCTTGTTCAGGTTGTCTCGAATGCTATCGGCCGGCGTGCAGATCAGATCAAGCTCGATGCGCTTACAGCTTCCAGTACCTCGTTGACGGTTGCCAATTCCATCGGCGGCTCGAATACGAACCTTAATTTTGCAAAGGTGCGTGAAGCGAAACGTCTCTTGGACGGCAAGAATTGTCCAGCACAAGATCGGTACATGGCTATTCATGCTGATTCTTTGGCTAGTCTTCTGTCTGAAAGCCAAGTCACATCAATTGATTTTGTGACGGCAAAAAATTTGATGGAAGGAAGCGTCGGGTCTTGGATGGGATTCAAGATCATAATGCTCGGTGACATGACTGAAGGCGGTCTTGCTATTGACGGCTCTTCTGATCGGTCGCTTTTTGCGTGGCATAAAGACGCTGTCGGGTATGCCGAGGGTATCGGGATCAAAGTAGAAGTGAATTATGTTCCCGAAAAGGCGTCATGGCTTACTACTTGTATGCTGTCTTCCGGCGCCATCTCGATAGACGACGAAGGCATCGTCAAATTAACCTGTAGAGAGTAGGAAGGAGTAAGCAATGGCTTATGCAGTAGCGGGCCTTCAGCCCATTGGGGGACAAAGCAAAGCAGGCAATGCGCCTCAGATTTGGTCGTATACCACGACTGACACAATTGCCACTTGCAATACGGCGGCTTACTTCAATGACGCCAGCGATTTATTGAAAGTAAATGATGCCATGTTGATCGCATCGTCCACAGGCGGCACTCCCGTGTTGACTTGGACATATGTGAACTCCAACGCATCTGGTGTTGTCGATATTGTCGATGGTTTGACCATTACGGCCACCGATTCCGACTAATAGTCGGTCAACTGTTTCGGCGGTTTGTCGGGTTATTCCCCTTTCCCGACAAACTTCCGAAGTGCTTGTGGCCGGGGGGGGTTCGATGTATGTATCCAGCATTCTCTCTCCCGGCCGCTTCATAGCGGAGTTACGGCATGGCAATTAATGACACCGATGTTTCTATTTGCTCTCATGCCTTAACTCTCCTTGGTGAGAATACAATCTCATCATTCGGTGATGGCTCGACACAGGCTGGAATATGCGAAGCGCTTTATCCTGATGTGCGCGCCATGATGCTTTCCATGTATGCCTGGTCTTTTTCAATTAAGAAAGGTGACCTTGCACAATCGGCGACAGCGCCGATCAACGAATGGACATATGCCTATCCCATGCCCTCCGACAGTCTGACGGGAGTGCCAAGGGCTGTGTTCGTTTCCAGCGCAGTGGGAGCGCATCCCGTCGTCGGCGGCTGGGAACTGTATCAGAAAGAAATCCAAACCGACTTTTCGACTATTACAATCGACTATCAGGCGATCCCGCTTGAAGCTGAGATGCCCTCTTACTTTGTGCAGCTTTTAAAATATGCGATGGCGTGGCACCTTGCGGAGCCTGTGACTGATCAAATCACAAAAGCTCAGCACTGGGAGAGGATTGCAATCGGCATCCCGTCCGAGGCGGGGCGAGGTGGGGCTTTTCGTCAAGCTGCTACCGTTGATGGGCAAGGTTCCAGCACGCAATTTATTTCAGATTTTCCCATCATTGACGCGAGGATGGCAGGCTGACATGAGCCGTGTGATTAAGGTTCAGACTAATTTCGCAGTTGGAGAAATTAATCCAGAATTACGAGGTCGAATCGATTTAAAGCAGTATGAGAGTGCGCTAGAGAGAGCGCGGAATGTCATCTGCAAGCCGCAAGGATCGGTAGAGCGCCGCCCTGGCCTTCGATATGTCTTTACAATTCCATCTGCTGCGGTTCCGGAATCGGGCGTGCGTCTCGCGCCGTTCGCCTTCTCGACCACACAGACGTATATGTTTCTTTTCACAGCCACGAGGGCATACATCTTTAAAGAGAGCGTGCAGATAACTAACATTAATGGAACGGGGAATGATTATCTCGATTGTTCCAGTTCTGTTTCCGGTGTCACGGATGGCATGACAAGTGCGAGAATACCGAACCTTTGGTGGACACAGAGCGCCGATACGATGCTTCTGTTTGAAGAGACAATGCAATCTCTGAAGATCGTTCGCGGCGCTAATGACACATTATGGACCGTCTCGGATATCGCTTTCGACTTTATTCCAAAATATGATTTCTTGCCGGGAAGCAGTCAACCGTCTGCCACTTTGACGCCAAGCGTTGTGACGGGGAATATAACCTTAACAGCGAGTGCCAGTGTTTTTTCTTCCAGCCATATTAATCAATATATCCAGTCCAACGATAATTTCGGGCGGGCAAAGATCACAGGCTTCACCTCTGCTACCGTTGTCACGGCAGTAACAGATGTCCCATTCTTCTCTACCACTGCGATTGCGAGTGGCGACTGGACACTGGAGACTGGTTATGAAGATTCTTGGTCGGCTTCAAGAGGTTGGCCAAGAACTGCGACATTCCATGAAGGCCGCTTGATTATTGGCGGATCATACTCGCTGCCAACAACAATATGGGGATCACGGGTTGGTTTTTTCTTTAATTTTGATGCCGGCCAATCCCTGGATGATGAATCTCTGGAAGCGACAATCGACACCAATCAGGTCAATGCGGTGGTGGCCGTGTTTTCTGGTCGCGATTTACAAGTTTTCACCACTGGAACTGAATTTGTGGTTCCGCAAATCGACGGTGAACCCCTCACGCCAACATCTTTTATCTTCAAACCAAGTACAACGCGAGGAACGCAGCCAGGAACGATGCCCGTGAGTACAGAGGGTGGCACCCTGCATCTTCAACGAGGTGGGAAGTCAATTCGAGAGTTTCTGTTTTTAGATGTTGAGGGATCATATGTTTCAAACGATATTTCGCTTCTTTCATCTCATCTTCTACAAGCGCCCACGCGCATGGCTATGCGGCGCGGTACGAATGTTGACGAAGGCGATTTGCTCTTTCTGGTAAATTCCGGTGATGGCTCGATAGCCGCGTTTTCTATCCTTCGCTCTCAAAATCTTATTGCGCCAAGTCTGTTGACGACAGACGGCCTGTTTCAGGATGTAAATGTGGAGGACGCGGAAACGCCTCTGACATACACAGTTGTCAAACGCACCGTTCCCGATGAAGCGACCTGCACGATAACGGCTAGTGATTACGCCAATATCGCGGTTGGCAGCACGATTATTCTGACAAAACAAGGCGGCGCAACAGTTACATTTACGAGCGCGGCAAGCAGTGGAACCAATGAGTGGGTGAGTGTAACAAGCAACAATCAGACAGCAACAAATATCGCTGCGGCAATCAACGCCAATGCCGATTTTTCGGCTTCCTCGGCCGCTGCTGTGGTTACGGTAACACGCGCTGCTCTAGGTCGGGACAACCTTACGGTAACACCTAGTGACACCACCCGGCTGGCAACGACGAATTTCACCAACACAAAAGTCTATTACGTTGAAATTTTTGACGCCAATTACACCACAGATTCGGCGAAGCAATTTACGGGCGGTAGTTTGCCAGGAAGCACTACTGTTAGCAGTGGCATTAATCACCTTGAAGATTTTGCAGTTGAAGTGATTGCCGACGATAGCGTTTTGACTACCGCTACCGTGGCATCTAATACGATCACCACAGATAGGATCGCCACTTCATATCTCGAAATTGGGCTAGAGTATCCCACCTTTACTGATCTTCTTGCGGAGGGTGCGACCAAACCGACGCCGCTGGTTAGAACAATGCCAGTGGAGACGCGCTTGCCGTCTGGCCCTATAACCGGCAACAAAAAACGTATCGTGCGAGCCAGTGTCATAATGGATAACACACAGAATATGTCTGTGAACGGCCAGGAACTTTTCTTTCGCCGATTTGATGATATGTCTCTCGATGCTGGCATTGTGAAATTTACGGGAACCAAACGCATCGGCCCATTTCTTGGCTATGATTTCAAGGGACAAATCGAGGTAACGCAAACACAACCACTTTACATGACACTGTTATCACTGGATTACCGTGTCAGTGTGGCTACCGATTAAGGGAATGTAATTATGTGGTTTATGATTGCAATGGCAGTAGTTGCTGCCGTCTCTGCGATGCAGAAAGGTATGGCTCAATCTGCTTCCTTTAAAGCGCAGGCGGCAGCGCTGGAGGTTCAGGCAAAGTGGACACGATTCCAGGGCAAACAAGAAGAACTTAAACAAAGAAAACAAGCGGCTGACGAGCTTGAGGCTACGCTAATACATCTGGCGCGAATTAACGCAGTGGCGGGTGCTGGACTTATGGATCCGTTTGGGTCTGGTAATCCAATGGGGTTGAAAATTCAGGCTCTGGATGTTGGAGGAACGAATTATGCGATGGCAAAGGCCAATGCAGAAATTGTTCGCAAACAAGCGTTTGCTCAAGCGGATATGC